GTTATGCTGAATCAAGTGATGTTGTTCCTGAAGAATGGTTAGATAAAATAGTTGTATTAAAGATTGACGCTAGTAAATTAGACCAATCTAAACTAATGACAGACCAAAATGTATTGGACAACAGTGGTGACACACTAGAATATCATGGTGTAATTCCCTTAAATTTAATATCCTAAACACTTTTATTCGGAACAAACTCTAGTATAATAAGTAACATTATGATTCTAGGCGTTACAGGATTGATAGGCTCCGGTAAAGACACTATCGCAGATTATTTGGTAACTGAGCACGGCTTCAAGCGAGTTAGTTTCGCAGCCAGCTTAAAGGATGCAGTCTCAGCAGTATTTGGTTGGGACCGAGACATGTTAGAAGGCACCAGCAAACAAAGCCGAGTTTGGCGTGAAGAAGTTGACACTTGGTGGGCAGAACGTTTGAACATGCCTAATCTGACTCCCCGCTGGGTATTACAGTATTGGGGAACAGACGTATTCAGAAATCACTTTCACAAAGATATTTGGGTAGCGTCAGTTGAAAACAAACTTAGACAAACCAAAGATAATGTTGTCATCACAGATTGTCGCTTTGCAAATGAAGTGAATGCTATTAAAACAGCAGGCGGAGTAACTTGTAGAGTAACAAGAGGACAGAATCCTGAATGGTATGATTCAGCAGTTGATTACAACAAAGGTCCTAAACATATAGGGTGGGCTTTAGGAAAGAATGTCTTGGATAGATACAAAGTTCACGCCAGCGAATATTCAAGTGTTGGTTTGGACTATGACTATTTTATTGAAAATAACGGAACCATAGTAGATTTGCACAATCAAATCAATCAACTTCTAGGTCTCCGCGTTTCCATTTAACATCCTTGCGCTTAACTACTTCTACACAATTTAAACAGATAGTCCTCAGGTTTATTTTTTCAGTGTTTTCTAAACTACCGTCGATGTGAAACACTGTCATTTGTGTAGGGTATAGACTTTTAAAACCACATACATCGCATGTGGTTTTTTTCTTGTAGCCATTCTTTTGCCATAACGGCTTTATTGGCTTTTTAGTCTTTTTGTTCTTTCTGCCACACTCATCGCATATACTGCGGTAATGAGTTATTCCGTCACGTTTATAATTCACAGCAGAAAAGTTTTTATTGCACAATTTGCAAATAGGTCTCATCAGTTATTTAGTACAGGAAACCTTCGAAGGTTTGTTAATACCGAGTTTTTTGGTTTATTTAATAAATAATATTATGCATTTTACAGGTGGTAAGCCTCAAAATTTTACATAAAGGAAAAGAAAAATGGCATTAGTATCTCCAGGCGTAGAAGTTACAATCATTGACCAAAGTCAATATCTTCCAGCCGCACAAAACTCAGTTCCGCTAGTAGTTCTAGCAACCGCACAGAATAAGGCAAATGCCGCAGGTGATGGAGTTGCTACTGCAACTACAGCCGCTAACGCTAATAAATTATATCTAGTAACAAGTCAACGTGATTTAGTAAACTTATACGGTACACCGTTCTTCTATACAACGACTAATGGTACACCAATTCAAGGTTATGAATTAAACGAATATGGTCTGTTAGCCGCATATAGCTTATTAGGTGTGACAAATCGTGCTTATATTCTACGTGCTGATATTGACCTAGCAAGTTTAGTAGGTCAAACAGGTCGTCCAGTTGGTACTCCAGCAGATGGCACATATTGGTTAGATTCTTCATCAAGCACATGGGGTATCTACGAATTCAATAAGACTACAGGTCAATTTACTAACAAATTACCTTACGTTATTACTGACGCTGCCGAATTATCAGGTGGCGAACCATTACAATCTATTGGTAATATCGGTGACTACTTAGTAGTAGCATTAGACAATCAATATGAAGATCCAGTCACTGGTATGAAAACTTACTATTATAAAAATAGTAGTAATCTTTGGGTAGCAGTCGGTAGTAATGATTGGAAACAATCTTGGCCAACTCTACAGGGCAGTGCATCTAATCCAACTATACCTTTAGGTTCAGTCACATTCAATTGGAACGGTGACTATGCATTTACTGTACCAGTAAATGATGCAGGTAGTGGTTCAGGAACAGCCGCACAATTCGTTAGCGATTTCAACGATTTAGGATATGGATACATCAATGCCGCAGTAGTCAACGGTAAGATTACATTCTACATGTATACTGACCAAGAAAATAACTATTTGCAAGTTGTTAGTGCGTCAGCAGGTATTTTGTCTGCTATGGGTATCTCAGCAGGTTCATATTATCAGCCTACAGTAAACTGGGGTACAGCGGCTCAGATGCCATTATGGACAACAGGTCAACCTTCACCAAGACCAACAGGTTCTGTTTGGGTTAAAGTTGGTTCTGCTGGTACTGGTTTGTTACCAGTTATTTCATCATACAATACTGCTTTAGCATCATGGAGATCAAAGACAGTCAATGAATATACATCTGGATGGTCAGCTATTGCCTCATTAGATTCAACTGGTGGTCAAACAATTCCTGCAAATACTGTATATTGCGAATACAATTATGATTATTCATATTATAATGGTACTGATTTGACAACAGATCCTACTCCATCATTATATTATTTTTATAGAGTGGCAACAGGTCCTACAGTAGTTACTGGTACTGAAACAAGCCCAGTAGCAGGTACAACCGGTACTATTGCTGTAAAAGTGTCACAACCTGGAACAAGCACATTAACTGCTATTCAAACAGTATCATTAAGTACAGGCGATGGTGCTGAAGAATTTGTACTAGCATGGCAATCTGCAAACATCCCTTATACTACTTGTGAAGTAGCAACTGATGGTTCAATTGTACTAACTCATACTGAGGGCGGTATCATTATAATGAACGATCATGTTTATACTAATGGTAGTGATACTGGATTATTAGAAGATTTTGGTCTTATCCCAGAAACAACTACTGGAGTATTGACTGGTCCTAGCGTTGTATTCCAATTTGTTGGAAGAGCATGTACAGGCGGTACAGGATCAGGAGCACAGTTTAAAGTTAATAAGTCTTATGGACGTTATGAAGTTAACCTAACATCATTTACTAGCCCAGGTAGTGCTTACACAGTAGGCGATATATTAACTATCGATGGTGAAGATGTGGGCGGTGTTTCTGGTGTTAACGATATTACATTACAAGTGGTAAGTGTATCAGGTGGTGCAATCACAGCAGTTAATATGGTATCAGGAGATGCAAATGCTCAATATTGGATTGAATTATCAAATTGGTATCCACTAACTTACACTCCAAGTGCAAGTGCACCTTACCCAGCTCCAGCTAATAATACTAACTGGTTCTATAGTGTAACAGACCAAGTTGATATTATGACAAACTACAACGGTAGCTGGTATGGATATAGAAACCTAACTTATGATTCAAACGGTTTCCCTCAAGTTGGTTCTAACAATACAGATATAAATGGACCTATCGTTCAAGCTGATGCACCAACAGTTCAATCTACTGGTGACGCATTAGTTTACGGTGATCTATGGATCGATACTAACGATTTAGAAAACTATCCAATGATTTATCGTTGGCAAAGTTATAACGGAACAGATCAATGGGTAGCCATCGATACTACTGACCAAACAAGTAGTACAGGTATTGCATTTGCTGATGCACGTTGGGCAACTAACGGCACAACAAATCCATTCAGTGATCCTATCCCAACAATCAAGGCATTGACTACAAGCAACTACTTAGATTTAGATGCACCAAGTCCAAGTCTATACCCATCAGGTATGTTGTTATGGAACACACGCCGTAGTGGTTATAACGTAAAACAGTTTAGAACAAATTACTTTAATGCGGCAAGTTTCCCAGACGAAAGTTTACCAACAGAAACAGATGCATGGGTAACAGTAAGTGGTAATCAATCAAATGGTGCAATGTACGCTGGTCGTAAGGCTCAACGTGCTATGGTTGTTGAATCATTACGTTCAAGTATCGATACTAACTATGCGATTCGTGACGAAGATAACTACTTCAACTTGATTGCTACACCTAACTATCCAGAATGTCAACCTAACATGGTTGTATTGAATGCTGATCGTGGTGAAACAGGTTACATTGTTGGTGACACACCAATGCGATTACAAGAGCAGGCAACTGCAATTCAGAACTGGGCAACTAACGCCGCAGGCGCTACAAGCACAGGTGAAGAAGGTCTTGTCACACGTAGTACATATCTTGGTCTATTCTATCCAAGTGGTATTGCGGCAGACTTGTCAGGTAACGAAGTTGCTGTTCCATCAAGTCACATGATGTTGCGTACAATCTTACGTAACGACCAATTGGCTTACCCATGGTTCGCTCCAGCAGGTACACGCCGTGGTATCATTGACAATGCATTGAACATTGGTTACTTAGATAGCACGACAGGTGAATTCATTACTACTAAGACACGTATCGGTATCCGTGACACATTATATGTGAACTTTATCAACCCAATGGTATTCTTCACAGGTCAAGGCTTATTGAACTACGGTAACAAGACAAGTTATGATTCACAATCTGCACTAGACAGAATTAACGTTGCACGTTTAATTGCTTACATGCGTAGACAATTAACATTAGCGGCTCGTCCGTTCGTATTCGAACCTAACGATGCTGTTACAAGAGCACAAATTCAAGGTGTTGTTCAAACGTTAATGGTTGACTTAGTTGCTAAACGTGGTATCTACGATTATCTAGTTGTTTGTGATGAAAGTAACAACACACCTGCTAGAATTGACAGAAACGAATTATGGATCGATGTTGCGATTGAGCCAGTCAAGGCTGCTGAATTCATCTATATCCCAGTTCGTATCTTGAACACAGGGGAATTAGCGTCTTTATAAAATAATGCCCAAAAGGGCATTATTTAAGAGCGATAAATAGTAATAACAGGAGAAATAAAATGGCAATAGCCTCACAATCACTAGTTAACATGACGGTAGCGGCAGACAATGCAGGCGGCAACGCTGGCTTGTTAATGCCTAAACTACAATATCGTTTCAGAGTTAATTTTCTGAACTTTGGTGTAGACGCAGATACAGTAGTTTTAACTAGACAAGTTATCGACATATCACGTCCTAACTTATCATTTGCTGAAATCGTACTTCCAGTATACAACTCTACAGTTAAGTTAGCTGGTAAACACACATGGGCTGACGTAACAGTTAACTTACGTGATGATGCCGCAGGTGGTGTAAGCAAGTTAGTTGGTCAGCAACTACAAAAACAATTAGACTTTGTTGAGCAGGCTTCTGCGGCAGCAGGTCAAGATTATAAGTTCCAAACAAACATCGAAATCTTAGACGGTGGTAACGGTGCAACTGTTCCGCAAGTATTAGAGACATGGGAACTATATGGTTGTTTTATCAAGACAGCAAACTACAATACATTGAACTACGGAACAAACGAAAACGTAACAATCCAGTTAGCAATCACATATGACAACGCAGTACAAGCTCCGTTGGCAAGTGGTGTTGGTACAGATGCGGCACGTTCATTAGTAAGAAATACTACTGGTGTAACAACAGGTATCGGTGGCGCACAGTAATTCTAAGGATTAATAATGTCTTTAGGTTCATGGGGCGAAAGCCAGTTACGAAATGCCGTAACTGGTTTTTTTGGTAATCCATATGTACGTGATTATACTCACGCAAGTAAAACGTTTAGACCGGACAGTTATGCACTGTCCCCTAAACTCAAATTCCTGTTTCATGTTGTATTCAACATAAACCCAAACATTTATTCTACAATAAACAATCCAAGCGTACTAGTCAAAACAGTCAAACTTCCAAGTGTAAGTTTTGACGTTGCCACATTGAACCAATATAATAGAAAAAGATTAGTACAAACTAAAGTAAAATACGATCCAATCGATATTACTTTCCATGATGACCACTTAAACGTTATCAATGGTATGTGGTATAGATACCTTACATGGTATTACAAAGATTCAAATAATCCTGATGTAGTGTTTAACGGTAAGCGTGGCAACACACCGGTATTAAATCAAAATTCAGGCGGAGCACCTCACGGTAAAACAGACGCAGTTTATTCAGAACGCACACAATATAAACCATCAATAACAGATTATACTGATTGGGGTTATAATGGTGACTTTAGTTTAGATAACAGTCCAGTCAAAGCTCCATTCTTTGATAACATTACAATATTTGGTTTAGGTCGTCATAATTGGACTAGCCATACATTGATAAATCCTATCATTACACGTTACGGACAAGATACATACTCATATGAACAAGGTAATGGTACTATGGAAAACAGTATGAGTATTGAATACGAAACTGTGGTGTATCGTCAAGGTAACATCGATGGTACTGCACCAAGCAATATCATTGCAGGTTTTGCAGAAAAAGATTATTATGATAGAGAACTAAGTCCTATTGCTATACCAGGTAGTAATGCTAAGATTTTAGGTCAAGGTGGTTTGGTAGATGCAGCCGGCGGAGCAATTAAAGATTTAGGCAATGGTAACATTCTTAATGCTGTGCGTACAGCAGGCGTTGCATATAATACATTTAAAAATAAAAACGCCGCTGATATTATTCAGGGAGAAATTACAAAGGGTCTATCAAATGCACTAAATGCTAGTAGTAATCCTACTAGAAATCAAACATGGGATATTCCTAGATACGGTGATAGTGGAAGCACTGCAGGAACTGCAGGAACTCCTTCTCCTAATAGAAGTATACCTGAACAATTATCAGGTGCAGTAAGTGGTGCAGTAAATGCAGTTGGTGCAGTAACTTCTAGTGTAGGTAATTTCTTTAAAGGAAGTATATTTAATGGCAACGCAGGTGCACAAAACCCTAATCCTAGTACAGGTCAAACTAATTATGATTATGGTGGCGACACAAGCGGTTTTTAAAGGTAATAAAGTATATTATGGCTAAAATAGTTGACATGTCAAACGATTTAGATAGAACTATAAGAATTTTTGACCAATTCTATAGTTTTAATTCTATAATTAATCCGGACGAGTATGATGTTGTCCGAGGTTTCTTTATTGAAACTTGTGCAACAAAAAACATTGCAGATAATTTTACGGCATCATTGTTTAGAATATCTCAAGTAACAGGCATTCCTGCACTAACACTATTAGAACAATTAAAAGGTGCAAATAACAAACTAGAAATGAATAAAATTATTTGTTATTTCTTAAACACATTAAAATTAAAAACAGCACTATACGGTGTAAGTCAAATACCTAGACCTAATCAGTCTGTATCACGCAACATATTACAATAAAAATGGCTAATTGGGCACAAGGAATATATGAAGTAAAGAATCCACAAAAATATGTAGGCAAACATAAGCCTAAATATCGTAGTGGATGGGAATTTACTTTTATGAATTTCTGTGACAACAATAAAAATGTCATGTATTGGGCCAGTGAAGCAATTGCTATCCCTTATCGCAACCCATTGACTGGTAAACAATCACGTTATATACCAGACTTCTTTGTTGTCTATCAAAATAAATTTGGTAGACAGATAGCAGAAGTAGTAGAAATCAAACCAAAAAAACAAAGTCTCATAGAAAGCAGAACTGCCTCAGCAAGAGACAGGGCAGTTGTTGCAGTCAATCATGCCAAATGGCAAGCCGCAAACGCATATTGCAAACAACAGGGTTACACGTTTAGAGTTATTACAGAAGATGACCTTTTCTACAACGGTCGTAAGAAATAACTAAATACGTAATGACCAAAAAACTTGAAGAATTATTTGAACTTCCTGTACAGGAAAAAGAAATAAATGAGTCCTTAATAGAAAAGGCCGAGTTTGATTCCATCACCACTGATACGCTTAACAATTTAGAAAAGATTGAAAACGCATTACCGCAAGTTAAGGGACTAGAGGCAAGTGATGGAGAAATGGATGAATTAGCATCACTAGCAACAAATAGTTATAAAGACTTGATGGACTTGGGAATGCAAGTTGATAGTCGTTTTGCTAGTGAAATTTTTAATAGTGCAGGGACTATGTTAGGCCATGCAATTACTGCTAAGACTGCTAAACTCAATAAGAAGTTAAAAATGATTGAGTTACAGTTAAAGAAAGCCGCACTAGACCACAAGATGAGTGAGAAAACAGAAGAATTAGACAACACTCCAATGGGTTCGGGTCAAGCATTAGATAGAAATGAACTGCTCAAAATGCTGAGTGCAAAAACAGCAGATAAATGATAAATAATAGATACAGGATTTACGAAATGAGAAGCCTAAAACAATACATTGCTGAAAGTGTAAAAACATATAATTACACTATTAAAATCGCCGGAGAAGTAGACAAGAACTTTGTAGATTTATTCAAGTACAATCTTAATAAGTTTGAGCCTGTCAAACTAAGCGATGCTAAATCAACACCTATACAAAAAGATCCTTATGGATTTCCTAACTTACAAAATCAACCTATTACAATAATCAAAGCAGAATTTAGATATCCTGCTACTGAGCCAATGATTCAACAAATTGCTCAATTATTAGGTTACAATGTAAACATGGTTCGTGTTATCGGTAGTCAATTTGATGATAGCATCAACAGTGAGATGGATGGTTACGCAAATGAAATGCGTGAAGAACCTATACTAACACATGAGGAAATGGGTGAGCAACCAGGCGCTAAAGAAGCAAGCAAAGAATACGGTGCTTCTTATCTTCCAAGTATTAAAAAGCAAGCAGAAGGTAATGAAATCAAAATGGAATATGCTACTAAGGAAACTAAGGATGCATTTGATCCATGGAGACCATATCTATCTGATGCATCATTAGGTGCTAAGAGTCCTATGACAACAATCACACGCCCAGCAAAGCCAGAGACTGGTGCTAAATTCAACAAGTAAGGATAACTAAAATGAGTTTCAAAGATATTCTATCAAAATTAGACCAGTTAAGCGAAGGTGATGTTAAGCACACTGGTACATATGGTACTAGTTATGGTAAAGAAGATGTTCGTGACCAATATGGTCATAAGATCGGTAAAGTAGATAAAGGTGCTGAAGCAAAGAAAGATGCACCTAAGAAAGGTCGTGGTCGTCCTAAGAAGGGTGCTGACGATTCAGGTGAAGTTAAAAAATATGACGCATCAGCATTGAGTGCGGCATTCGGTGCCGGTAAAAAGCCAAGTAAGCCAGTTGGCAAAACTTCCGTTAAGCATTCATTAAAAGAGTACTTTGATGAAATTGATGCAAGAGTAATGAACGAAGCAGAACAGATTCAAATCAAGCCTGCAAGTCAAATGCAACAAACTCCTGGCCAATCATCATTGGTAGGGCAAAAACAACAAGTTGCTGGTCAACCAAAGAAAGATACACAAGTTATTCAACAAGGTGATAAAGTTTTAGGCACTGTTGATAACGCAAATTTAGCAAATCAGATTAAGCAATCTATTGGCAAAGGTGAAATGACATTGATGCCCAATCAAGATATGGCTGAAGATGGTGGCGAGAAATGGATACAAAAAGCTGTCAAGCACCCAGGTGCATTCACAGCAAAAGCAAAGGCTGCAGGTAAGAGTGTAGCGGCATTTGCTAAAGAGAAAGCACATGCTCCTGGCACATTAGGTAAGCAAGCACGTTTAGCACAGACATTACGTAAGATGCATGAAGAAATGAACGAAGCTGATTTACCACCACAGGATGGATTAATGGGAGCAGGACTAGGCGCAGGTCGTAGCCAAGGTGTTACTGAAGGTTCTAAGCCAGATTTCATTGACTTAGACAAAGATGGTAACAAGAAAGAGTCTATGAAGAAAGCCGCAAGTGATGCTAAAAAAGACAAAAAGAAAGTTGACGAAAGTATGGATAATAGATTAAAAGCCGCACACCACAGAGGTAAGGCACACGCTTTAGCTAAAGAATCATACAATTGTAAGTATGATGACATGGAAGAAGCACGTATGTACCATGAAGGCTATAAAGAAGGTCTTGATGAGTGCTATGGACAAGTTCCAATCAGAGGTTTAGTTACACAAGAAGCAGGTACACAAGGTACTATAGATGATATGGCAAGTTTTGGTGCACGTACACCTGCTATGGAAGATGACATGGAAGAGGGCAATGCATTTACTGCGGCTCTAGCAAAAACTCCACAAGGTGGTAAGTTCTCTGTAGGCGGTAAGACATTCACAGACCGTTCAGGATATGATGCTAAAGTTGATGAAACAATGTTTGAATCATGGGATAATCAGTTAGGTTCTTTATTAGAAGAATATCAAGATATCCAAGAAGGCATGACTGTTTCTATCAGCAAAGGTCAACAAGGTTCACCTGACTCAGTGAGCGTAACCGCACAAGACGGCGAAGCAGACAAACTTTTAGCGTTGGTTAAAAGTGCTGGGTTAGGTCTATTTGGTGATGAAATACAAGCTGATGTAGGCGCACCGGTAGGCGCACATCAACATGGTGGTGTTGACGTAGTTGGCGATCATGACGGTATGATGGCATTGATGAAGAAAATGTCAGGTGGTGATGCCCCAGGTACGTTAGAACCTGCTGATGGTAGTGATTACAAAGACGAAGAAGGTTCTGAAGATGAAGGTGGTCTAGACCTTATCAAGCAACTAACACAAAAGTTGGGTGGGCATGAAGAAGGTCACAAAGAACATGAACATACAGACGAAGGTACTTGCAATGAATGTGGTATGATGGAAGCTGATTGCAAATGTGACCATGAAGAACAAGTTGATGAAGTTGAATCTGAAGACCAACAAGAATATCAAGTAGCCGAAGATAATCCTCCAGATGACGGTGCAGATGAATTCCAAGCTATGGATCAAGAAATCGCACAAGACAATGCGGCAGCAAGTTCACATGGTGGCGCAGAAAATTCTAATATCGAAGAAGATGGTGAAGTAGCAGATGATGAAGATTTAGCTAGTGATCCAGAAGAAGAATTAGAAGAATCTTATGCTAATGCAGATGATGATACATTTGAAGCTGACATTGACTTTATGACTAAAGTTATTTCAGGTGGTTTGAATAAACAAAAATCAACAGGTCAGACAACTATTCCAGTTATCGCCGGTCAAGACGATAGAATGGGTTATAGTGTAAACGAATCAGCTATTACTGATTGGAAAAAACTAGCAGGTATTTAAACTTATCTGCTCTTAATAATACCCGGCTTACGTCGGGTATTTTTTTGGACACAGTGATTAACCGAAAACGATAAATACTTGATAAGGTGACATAAAGATGGCTCAACGAAATATTAATTTTGGTTCATATCCTGATGATCCAGACGCAGATGCGATACGAACTGCGTTTAACAAAGTACAAGATAACTTTAATGAAGTTTATAGTGGTATTGAAGGTACTGCTGTTGCTTCTATTATTGCTGGCGCAGGCATTCAGGTTAGCAACCCCACTGGTAACGTAGTTATTACTGCGAACTTAGCTTGCCTACAAGTACACACAAGTACTCTCAGTGTAGGCCGAGATACAAACGGCTCTTTTGACACATCAATAACCGCATCAAGCCAAACATTATGGGTAGATTTACCAGCTAATATAGCAAACGTATCTAATATAACATTATCAGGATATCTAAGCGCCGCAGGTAACATCACGGGTGGTAACTTAGTCACCGGTGGTGTTTTGACAGCAACAGGTAATGTAACAGGCGGCAATCTTAATACTGCAGGCAATGCGTCAATCACAGGAAATATAGCCGGTGGTAATATCTCTATCACTGGTGTAGGAACAATAACAGGTAATGCTAACGTTGGTAACTTAGGTACAGCAGGATTAATCACAGCAACAGGAAATGTCACGGCTGGTAATTTAGTAACTGGTGGTAAATTAAGTGCAACAGGTAACGCTAACGTAGGTAACTTAGGTACAGCAGGACTGATAACAGCAACAGGTAACATAACAGGTGGCAACTTAGTAACAAGTGGTGCGTTATCAGTAACCGGTAATGCAAACATTGGTAATATCGGCACTGCTGGAATACTTACAGTAACTGGTAATGCCAACGTAGGTAATTTGGGAACAGGTGGGTTGATTACTGCTACGGGCAATATTCAAGGTGCTAATCTTTTAACAGCAGGAATATTAAGTGCAGGTGGTAATGCCAACGTAGGTAACTTAGGTGTGACTGGGGTATACGCAACTACATTAAGTGCTTCAGGTAATGCTAATGTAGGTAACATAGGTACTACAACATTAATAGCTACTACAGGTAACATAACAACTATCAATAGTGGGTTGTTACAAAATGGCAATAGTAATGTAACTGTTACAGCAAACGGTAACGTTGCTGTTTCAAGTGCAGGAAATGCTAACGTTGTTCTTGTGACCGGCACCGGTGCGAATATAACAGGTACACTAAGTGTTAGTGGTAACAGTAACGTTGCTAATTTAGGCACAGGTGGTTTGATTACTGCTACTGGTAACATCACAGGTGGTAACCTAGTAACGGCTGGTGCAATTAGTTCTACAGGAAATGCCAATGTAGGTAATTTAGGTACCGCCGGACTTATAACTGCTACTGGTAATATTACCGGTGGTAACTTAGTAACAGGTGGTGCGTTATCAGTTACTGGTAACGCAAACATTGGTAATGTAGGTACAGCAACAGCAATCATTACAACAGGTAATATAACAACCATTAATAGTGGGTTGTTACAAAATGGTAATAGTAATGTAACTCTTACTGCTAATGGCAACGTAACAATAAATGCAGTAGGTGGTGAAAGAATTGTAGCAACATCTACTGGCGCGAATGTAACAGGTACACTAAGTGTTAGTGGCAACAGTAACGTTGCTAATTTAGGCACAGGTGGTTTGATTACTGCTACAGGCAACATAGGTGGTGGTAATATTAACACTGGCGGTGTTGTAAGTGCTACCGGCAATATCACTGGTGGTAACTTAGTAACTGGCGGGACATTAAGTGTCACGGGTAATGCCAACATAGGTAATATTGGAACTGCCGGCTTAATCACAGCAACTGGTAATATCACTGGTGGTAACTTATCAACCGCGGGTAATTTATCAGTAACAAACACAGCAACAATAGGCAATTTAACAGTTACTGGCACATTACAAGCCGGTGATATCGGTGTATCAAGTATTAGCAACGGTACAAGTAACGTTGATATTATTGGTGTGGGTGGAAACATTACACTAAGTGTAAGCGGAACATCGAACGTTGCTGAATTTGATGCATTGGGATTGCACGTAAATGGCACACTAAGTGCAAGTGGGAATGCAAACGTTGGTAACATTGGTGCCACTACATTCGTAGGTAATTTAAGTGGTACCGGTAATAGCAACGTTGGAAACTTAGGTGCTACTGGTGTATATGCTACAACATTGAGTGCTTCAGGAACAACCACGACAGCAAACTTAACAGCAACAGGTAATGTAAACTTTACTAACTCATCTAATGTAACATTGGGTCCTGTTGGTAATGTTAGAATATTAGGAAGTTCTGGTTACTTATACAATAACGGATCTAATGTATTATCATATCAATCTGTTGTGTCACAAACTATACCTGACATAGCTAATGGTATTTTATACAGTCAAGGTAGCGGCGCAAACAATATATTAGCAAGTGCAAACATAAAGTTTAACGATCCTCAACTTGCAATTACCGGTACATTAAGTGTTTCAGGTAACGCAAACGTAGGAAATATAGGTGCTACAAACATCGTAGGTACATTGTCTACTAATGCCCAACCTAATATTACATCAGTTGGCACTCTATCAAGTTTAATTGTAAGTGGTAATGCTAACGTTGGTAACT